TCACGACCTGCTGGCGCTGGCCGGTGCCGAGCGGGAGCAGGTGGAGCTTTTCGCCGTCGACGTTGAGCAACCGCGCGAAGAAGAAGCGGCCGGCGGGGCGGGGGACGAGCAGGTCGCGATTGAGCGCGCCCGCCCAGTCGCCCGCGATGCGGCGGCACCAGATTTCGTCGCCCGCGCGATAATCGCCGATCGACGAGGTCACGCGCACCGCGACCATATCCTCGCCCGGGCGCGCGGTGATCGCCTGCTCGACGCGGGTCGGTGCTTGTGCGCCATCAGCACCGAGCAGCGCGGTGATCGTGAGCTGGGTGTCCTGCGGAAGCTGGACGAGTTCGGCCGCCTCGACCCCCAGCGCCTTGGCGATGCGGTTCATCCAGCCGAGCGACAGCGTCCGCGTGCCCGTCTCAAGGCGGCCGATCGTCTGCGCGGTCGTCGGCGGGTCGCAGCGCTGGCCGACCTCCTCGAGCGTCAGTCCCTTGGCGCGGCGGACGGCGCGGATACTGTTGATCATGAAAAAGCTCCGATAACCAAATCGGTTTCTTCTTTCCTACAAAATCATCCAATGTCAAGGCGCGTGCCATGAAGGAGATTCGCATGACCGCACGCCGCCTGGAAACCCGCCTCCACCCCGACGACCGGCTCGATCCCGGCAAGGCGGGGCCGCAGGTGATGCGGCACGTCACGGTCAATGTCGCCGAAAGCCCGATCGCGTGGCTCGCAGCGCGCGGGATGTTGACCCCGGCGCAGCTTGCGGCGGGCGAGCGGCTGCGCGCCGATTATGAGCGCGCGGGCCTGTCGGCGCGCCTGACGATGCGTTGGGACGCCGCGCCCCCCGCGAAGAGCCGCGGCGGCGCGCGGGGGGCGGATGCCTCGCTGGCGCGGATCGACGCGCATCGGCGTTTTCACGCCGCGATCGATCATGCGGGGCCGGGGCTCGCCGACATTTGCTGGCGCGTGATCTGCGCGGGCGAGGGGATCGGCGGTGCGGAGAAGGGGCTCGGCTGGCCGGCGCGATCGGGGAAGCTGGTGCTGGGGCTGGCGCTGGATCGGCTGGCACGGTTTTACGGGACGGGGTGATGATTCTGGTGACCGGAACGATCGGAAGCGAAACCGTCCTTCATCGTCATCCCGGACTTGATCCGGGATCCATTCTCTCAGCGCTGCGTGAATGGATCCCGGATCAAGTCCGGGATGACGAGAGTCTGCAAGCGACCGATTGCGGACCTAGTCCTCCCTGCGGCGAAGCCGTGGGGGGGGGGGGGCCGCCGCGAAGCGGTGGTGGATGTAGCGCGGCGAAAGCATCTGGAGTCTCGGACAAGAGGTTCTGGAGCACTGGCACCGCCGTTCATGACGAGCCCGTAGCGCGCCGCGCTCCCGAGAGGAAGGGGGCGAAGGCCTCGCCGTTGGCATAGATGGCGCTCGATCCCCGTCGGTCGGCCCAGTAGCGCCGAGCGAAGTCCAGCGCTTGAATGAGCGCAGCCGCCTCGCTCGATCCCCGGCCGAGATAGCAGGGCTTCGGCGTGTCGCTGGCATGTTCGAGGCAAGCGGTCGCTTCCCACCCGGCTTCGGTGAGCCGGGTCGTCGTTTCGAGGGTGCATCCGTCCGGCATCGATCGCAGGAAGCGAGCTGCCTCGCGCTCGGCCGGCAGGAGCATCTCTTCGTCGAAGGCGGGCGACTCGATCATGGCGCGAGACTATCACGACGCCGCGCCCTTGCCGCCAGTGATGATCAGCTCGCGCGCCGGTGTCACCTTACCGCTCACCCGATAGTCGAGTTCGACCGGCTCGATCGCGCTGCCGGCGAACAGCTCGCGGATCTCGGGTCGGTCGTTGATCGACAGGATGAAGCGCCCCTCAACGGCCTCTAAGAGGTCTTTCAGACGGGCGAAATCGGCGCGTGAGAAGACGCCCTCGCCATAGTCGTCCTCGTTCCCGAAATATGGCGGGTCGCAATAGAAGAGCGCGCCGGGCCGATCGTAGCGCCGGATGAGCTGGTCGAAGGGCAGCCGCTCGATATGGACGCGCGCGAGGCGATCGTGCGCGGCCTCGAGCAGCGGAACCAGCTTGGTCAGGTCGAAGCGCGCCGGGCCGGTCTTGGTCAGGCCATAGTTGCGGCCGGAGACCTTGCCGCCGAACGCAAGGCGCTGAAGGTAGAGGAAGCGCGCAGCGCGCTCGAGGTCGGTGAGCGTGTCGGGATCGACGCGCATCAGCCGCTCGAAATCGTCGCGGCTGGCGAGCTGCCATTTCAGCGTGTCGAGGAACTGCTGATAGTGGCGCTGCAGGATGCGGAACAGCGTCACGACGTCGCGAGAGATATCGTTGATGACCTCGACCTTCGGCCGGCGATCGCGGCGATGGAACACGCCGCCCATGCCCATGAAGACGTCGGCATAGAGATCGTGCGGCGTCGCGTTGATGATTTCGACCAGGCGCGGCGCTAGCTTCTTCTTGCCGCCGATATAGCCGGCGACGGGACGGGTCGGAGCAACGGGCTCCAGATCGGTAAATGTTTCTTTCACTTTCAACACCTAATCGCGGCCCCGCCGGCCAGCCGGTGGGGGAACGGAACGATGCCGCGGCATCGCGAGGTGCGGGGCTCCAGTCCCTGCGGTGACGGGCGTTAGAGCGCCCGTTGCCTCCCCCTTAAGCGGGCTCGGCGATAGAGATGCCCGCCATCGCGAGCAGTTCGGCTTCGGTGACACAGCGGCTCGCGCCGCCGGGCCAGATGACGAGGTAGAGAGCGGGCAAGTTCGAATAGAGCGAACTCGGCCGGGGCTCGACATAGATGCCGCGAAGCCACAGCCGGTCGGCGGCGTCACAAGCGGGGTCGAGGTTCGCCAGGGCGCCCTGATCGAGCAGTGACGTTATCTCGCAGCCAGGACGCGCCTTCAGCGCCGCGAACAGACGCTGCGCCCACTGGCGCGCGACGATCGCGTCGGGGGAGAGCTCCGTCGCCACGGCCGCGCGCTGGCGGGCGAGCGCGATCGTTTCCGGCAGAGGCTTCCCGCGACGGTTCATTCCTTCAGCGTCGCCGCCTCGGCCGGGCCGACGTCGATGAAGAATTCATCGTCCTGATCGACCGTGATGCCCTTGCCTTCGAACACCGTGCGGGTGTCGGCCTCGTCCGGCCACGCGGCGAGGATCGCGTCCTTGTCGAGTGTGTATTTCGTCCGGAAGAAACGCGAAGCGCCGAGCCAGCGAAGATCGCGCAGCCATTCGACGATCGCCTCGGCCTTCGTTCCCTTGGGCAGGCGCACCGACCTGGGCGAGAGCCGGATGCCGATCTTCGCGCCCGCGAGCTCGGCCGAGCGCTTCTTGCCCGCCATGCGCTTGCCGCCGCCGGCTTCCCACCATGACTTCAGCGCGGCGAAGCGATCGCGCTGAAGCGGCGCGCATTCGGCGACGAGGGCGGCATGGCGCGCCTTGGCCTCCGCGGCGATCCTGTCGGCTTCCTCGGCCGAGAGGCGAATTGCGCGCTCGACCTCGCCATAGGTGGCGATGAGCGCGATCGCGCCGTCGTCGGTCGCAGGCACCGCCAGCGCGGGTTGCTTGCGGCGGCTCACAGCAGCTCTCCATTTTCGCCCAGCCAGCTCGGCCGCGCGGGCCACTCGACGGCGTCGGACGGCAGCGTCGGCGCGACCTGGTCGGGGAAATCGCGGAGCGCCTGGCGCCACGCGAGCAGCTGCTCGCGCTGCTCGGCCGAGATCGGATAATCGGGCACCGACACCATGGTGTCGGTCGCGACGAGCAGGCGATCGCGCTTCACCCGGATCGCGGCGAGTTGTTCCTCGGCCGTCACGGTCGGCGGGTCGATCGCGACGACGCGGCCACCCTCAACGGCTATGATCTTGCCATCGCCCTGCTCCACCATCAGCCGGCGCCAGGCGGCCTCGTCAACGACGATCGCGTCGGCCGGAATGGCACATTCGGGGTTGGGCCGGTATTTAGGCGTGCGGCCGGCCTTGATCTGCTTTTCGGTCAGCGGGTCCGCAATGAGCCGGGGGCCGTGGATCGCCTCGTTATAAAAGCCGCTGGTCGACGGGCTGTAATATTGGTCCATCCTGATGCTCCTTAGTAACCGAGCGCGAAAAACGTGCCCGAGGCGCTGACGTCGCCGGCGTTGAAGATCGTGATCGCGCTCGACGATTTGCCGCTGACGAAGGGATCATTGTCCTGGGCGCCGTAATCGAGGCGACCGCCCGAGCAGCTCGCGTGCACGCACATCGTCGGAAAGGTCGTCGGCAGCGTGCGATTGGCCGAGCTGTTGGCGCCGACCGTGAACGTGCCCCACTGAAAGATCAGGCCGAAAACCGTCTTGTAGCCGACGCCGGCCATCAGGCTGCCGCCGACGCCGCCCTGCAGCGCGAGCGGGGTCACCGCCTTGGTGTCATTGGTTCCCGCCGCGACCTCGGCCGCGCTCGCCTTCGGCACGGTGATCGTGCGGTCTGCCGCCAAATCGCCGCCGCCGGTTGCAAGACCCGCCGCCGTGATCGTGCGCGTCGTCGGCACCGCGCCGCTGCCGTCGCCGACGACGCCGGCGACCAATGCGACGATCGCCGCATAGAGCTGGTTCTGCGCCTCGCCGTCGAGGTCGATCCCGGCTTCGATGATGACCGTGCAGAGCTCCTCCTGCACGTCGTTCGCCCATTTCGCCGTCATCATCGTAGCCTGCTGGCCGAGGGCGGGATTTCCTTCGCTGAATTGGCCGTTGATGTTTCCGGGGCCGGCAATGCGCTCCATGATGCTCTCCTAAGGCAAAGTGAAATCGAACCAGACCAGCGGTTCCGGTGCGATGTCGTAGGCAAAGATGACGATGCTGTGCGCCGGCGCCGCGCGCCGGATGATGCATTCGAGGTCGAGCGAGCCGAAGCCGACCAGGCGTTCGCCGACCCGGCTCTCGCCGACGCGAAAATAGCGGATGCTGAGTCCGCCGCCGTCGTCGATCGCCGGCGGCTGGACGTTGACCCGCCAGACATGCGCCCAGGCCTCGCCATAGAGCAGATCGCCGACCCTGCCGGCGCCGACCCGGAAGGGCTGAAACTCGTCGATCGTGATCGCGAAGCCCAGCGTCGCGGCCAGATTGATGAAATATTCGCGCGTCTGCCCACCCATGCCGGTGATCCGCGACTGGACGGCGGCGCGCCGTTCGGCGATCGAATCGGGCGCGGCGATGCAGCTGTCGGGCAGGCCGGCAACCCGCTCCCAATCGTCGAGCAGCTCGAGTGTCGTGCGCGGGTCGACCTCCTCGAGGAGATCGGAGACACGGCCGTCGATGCGCGCCAGTTCCTCGGCCTTCGCGTGCATGAGCTTCATCAGCTCGCTGCCATCCTCGCGCGGCCAGGCGCGACCGCGCGGCAACAGCGCGGCAAGCTGGGCCTGGTAGGCAAGCGCGCTGTGCGGCGCGAGCTGGGCGGTCGAGGGCGCCGTCACAGGAACTCGACCTCGCCCAGCACCGGCAGCGATCCCGGCGCCGCCTGGATGTTGAGTTCGGGCAGCTCCAGATCGTGCCAGGTCTCGCCGGCGGCGATCGAGATCGCCTCGCGGATGCGCGAAATATAGATAGTGCCGCCCGGCTCGGCATCGCGCGCGAAGAAATCGTCGAGCTCGGCGAGGACCGCGTCGCGCGTTGCGGCGCTATCGGGGACGAGGCGGATGCGCATGTCGATCGGAAAGGGCTCGGGCGCGAAGACGACGAGCGCGGCCGTGACCGGACGGCGCTGGTCGATATAGGCATCGACCAGGTCGAGGTCGCCGGGCTGGGGCAGGATATCGATGCGCCCGTCGAGGACGAAGGTGACACCGACCGTGCCGGCGCCCATCCAGCCGGGAAGCACCCAGGCGCGGGTGACCTCGGGCACTTCCAGCGCCCAGCGCTCATAATCGCCGCTCGACCCGCCGGTCGGCGGGGTGCGGATGCGGGCGAGCAGGCGCGCGCGCAATGCCTCGTCATCCTCCTCGATCGCGCCGCCGGTCAGGCCCGCCGGATCGACCGGCGCCGCGGCGTTCACCCCGGCGATCGGCGCGACGAAGCGCAGCACCGTGTCCGCGGCCGTGTCCCCGGTCGGCCCGCCCGCGACCTCCTCGACGGGCACGGCCGTGGCGCCGGGGAGCAGCGTGATCGCCGCGGTCGATCGATATTCGACGCCGTCGTCGCGCACGAAGGCGGTGCCGGCGGGAATGACGGTGCCCTGGTTGCCGGTAACAAGCACATTGCCGGCAGCGCCGACCGCGGCCTTGCGCGTCAGGCCCCAATTGGCCGCATGGCGCGCCAATATCTCGGTATCGGCGGTGTCGGGCAGGATTTGCCGTGAGAGCCAGTCGATGAAGCCATAGAGGCCATGCGCGGCGCCGGCATAGGTGCGCGCGAAGACGTCGAGCACGCTGGCGGGCAGCTTGCTGTCGGCGCCGGGCAGGCGGCTGTCGAAATCGCCGCGGATGCGGGTGATGATCCCGGTCAGCGTCGGACGGTTGAAGCTCACAGGCTGGCCTCCCAAACGAAATCATAAACCTGTCGCGACGGCCCTTCGGGGCGATCGACGACGATTTTCAGCGCGATCATCTGGTTGCCCAGCCGCGTCGCCTCGACCGTGAGCTCGGAGACGATCCCGTCGGTCTTCAGCCAGGCGAGCGCCTCGGCCGCATAGACGCGGGCGCGTTCGACCGTGGCAGCGGTCAGCTTCTCGCGATTGAGCAGCCAGAGGCGCGAGCCGAGCTCGCGGCCCGCGACCGGCGAATAGGCATTGCCCCACCATCCGCGCGGATCGGCGCCGTCGTCGGGCAGCGGATCGTCCTCGCGGGCGCGCGCATCGGTGAACAGCGAGATCAACATCGCGGTGCGCAGCCCGTCGTCGGTGACCAGGCGCCCGCCATCGAGCGCGATATCGCCGCTGAAGCTGTCGTTCGACCAGAGGATAGCGATATCAGTCATTGAACAACTCCGCCGCGCATTCGCGACAATGTTCGCCGTCCATGTCCTCGGGAAGGAAGGCCCCGAGGCAGTACGCGCACTCGACGAGTTCATCGGAACTGATCGACGGAAACGGGAAATCGTCGTCGGTCATTTGACCACCTTCGTCGTCAAGCGCAGACCGAAGGACACGCTGTAGCTTCCATCCTTGCGGATGCGGACGGTGACGGTCTGACCCGCTCCATAGGTCGCCTTCAGTCCACGAATGCGGCCGCTGCCTCTCTCGGCACTGCCGACAATCTCGGTCGGCGATCCGACGAAGACATGCGCGCTCGCTTCGCCGATCATCTTGGCGAGCTCGTCGAACTTGTCGCCCGGCGACACCTTCCAGCGATAGGTGCCGACGCGCCGCTTGGGCTTGGTGGCTCGCCGCGCGCTCATTCGGCCGTCACCTGCGAGCTGCCGCTGATGATCTTGCCGGTGCCGAGATCGACATCGTCACCGACGCGCGCGACCGGCTGCCCGCCGGCACCGCCCAGGCGAACGGCGCCGCTCTCGATCGTCACCGTCTCGGCGGTCACGTCGACCGTGTCGGCGTCGACCGTCACGCTGTCGCCGGTCACCGCGATCTCCGGCGCGTCGATCGTCACCTTCAGCGGGCTCGCGATCACGATGCCGTCGCGCTTCAGGTGGATGACCTGGCCGAGATCGTCGAAGAGCGCGACCTCGCCGGGCGCGAGGTTCTTCAGCCGGTAGCGGCGGTCCTCGACCTGGACGACGATGACATGGCTACGCGTGCCGCCGACCGCGACGACGACCGCCTCGGCGCCCGGATGCGGGTGGCTGGTAAAGCCATAGCCCTGAAAGCGCTCGACGCCATCCTGCACCTCGTCGGCGAGCAGTTCGATCTGCAGCGCCTGCGCCTGGGGCGCATCGTCGGCCGCCGACACGACGCCGCGGCCGATCATCATCTGCAGCCGCCCGGCGATCGGGCGCAGCGCGCGGGAGATCATGTCGCTCATAGCGCGCCGACCGCCGCGGCATCCGCGCTTTCGGAAACCGGGAGCAGATTATAGGCGTCGGGCAGGGTTACCGTCAGTTCGGTCACCGTGCCGCGATCGTCCTTCACGAAGGCGACCTCGCTCACCAGCATTGTGCCGTCGATCAGCAGGAAGGGCGAAGTCAGCGAAACGCGCACGTTCGGCGTCCAGAGCTGCCCGTCCTCGCGGCGCCACCCGGCGACCGGCACCGTCGCGCGCTGCGCCTTGGCGGCGCGCGAGGTCGCTTCGAAGGCGGCGCGGTTGCGGACGCCCGTCGTCGTCGACTGATCCTCGCCGATCAGGATCAGCGGGCGATAGCGTGCGACGCCGGGGTCTTTCGCTTCGCCCTTCACCGCGGCCGCGGCCTTGCCGTTCACCCGGTCGTCGCCCGATGCCTGCCCCTTGACGATATACTGGCTGAAGCGGTCCTTCGAATCGTGGCTGGCGCGGCCGCCCAGGATATTCTGGCCCTCGACCAGGCGCGCGACGATCGCGTCGCCGCCGGGCCGGATCAGTTCGATATCGCCGCTGCTGTTCGACACCGCGAGCAGCGCGCGATAGCGCGCGAGGCGGTCGATCGCGGCATAGACGGTTTCGCCCTGTTGCAGCGCGAAGCGCTTCACCTTCTCGCCGGTGTCGGCCTTGGCGGTGACCGTGATGCCGAAGGGCTTGGCGAGCTCGGCTGCGATCGCCTCGATGCGCTGGTTCGACCAGCTTCCCGGCTTGTGGACCGCCGAGCAATCGACGAGGTCGGCGGCGCGATCGCGGCCCGACACAGTGATCGAATAGCCATCGGCGTCAAACTGCGGATCGACGCCGTCGATATAGCCGCTGATCACCGTCTCGCCGTCGAGTTCGATGCTGCACGCATCGCCGGTGCGCAGCGGCCAGCGCGGCGCATCGGTGAATTCGCGGGTCGCAAGCTCGAGCGCGAATTCGCCGGTCGCGCTCTCGATCGACCGGACGGTGCGCAGCGAGGTCCAGCCCTCATAGCGGCGACCGTCGATCTTGAGCGCGGCGCGCGGCGGGGCGGCGGCGTCAGCCATAGCGCGCGCCTCCCGCCGCATCGGCGACGATATCGAGCGCGGCGCCGCCGGCGACGAAGCCGGGATGCCGCACATTGTTCATCGCGACGATCGCGTCGGCCGACGCCTCCATCGTGCGTCCGAATCCGTGCAGCCGCTGCGCGATGACTAGCGACGGTTCGGTCGCGCGCGGCGTGTAGCGATAGCCGCGCGCCAGCCCGGCGCTGCGCGCGCCGATATCGCGAGCAAGCGCGGTACGCAGCTGGTCGAACTGCTCGGCGCGTAGATCCTCGCCGGCGTCGGCGGCGGTCAGGGCATGGGCGTCGAGGATCGCGGCGATCCGGTCTCGCGTGCTCGTCGCGTCGCCCTGGTTGCTCCAGCGGATATCGGCGACCGCGTCGACCAGTTCGGCGCAGGCGGCGCAGCGGACGAGGTGGACGAAAGCGTCCTGGTTATCCGCCTGCCGCACCCGCGCCGGCGTCGTCCGCGCGACGGCATCGAAATCGCTGCCGAACAGCGCCAGCGGTTCGACCGTGCGCAGCCGCGCGCGCGGATTGGGCGCGAGCGCCGACACGGCCGAGACGAGCCCGACGATCGCCTGCCCCAGCGCGAGCGGCGCGCGGAGAAGCGAGGCGGCGCCGCCGGGGAGCAGGCGCAGGCCGCTTTCGAAGCTGCGCAGCGCCTGGCCGAGCCCGCCCGACGTCGCGGCGCTGAGCTCGGCCGCGAGCGCGGCGGCGTCGACCAGCCCGGTCGCGGCGTCCTCGACGAAGCTCGCGGCCTTGTCGATCGAGAAGCGGTCGGCGAATTCGCCGGGCAGCGCCGCGCCGATCTGCGCGGCCGTCGCCTGCGACAGCGCGGCGGTGTCGATGCTCGACGTGACCGGCTTCTCGGCCCCGCTTTCGCGGAAGGCGATGGTGAAGCGCGCCATCCCGCCTTCGTCGGTGCTTTCGCTGTAGCGGAAGTCCTCGCAGTAAACCTGTTCCTGCGCGCCGGTCCACGGATCGACATAGGTGCCGGGGCCGAACGCCTCGAGCGCATCGATCAGCGCGTCGCGCCGATCCATGTAATCGGCGCCGATGACGAAGCAATCGACCGTCCGCTCGCGCGCGCGGCGACCGAGGTCTTCGCCGACAGGCTGGTCGCGGAACGGCAGCTCGTTGAGCGCGACGCGGCGCCCGCCGACGCCCTCGCGCTGAAGGCTGAGGAAGGGGGCGCCGCGAAAGCTGCCCTGGACATAGCGCGCGCGCCAGCCCGGCGCCGCGGCCGCGGGCGCCGGCACCGCGATCTGCTGGGGATCGGTCGCCATCAGCCCCACCCCATGTTCGCGCCGCCGCGATAGACGAGCGGTACCGCGCTATTGGCGGTCGCCATCTTCGTCGGCCGCGCCGACAGGCCGGGATCGGCCTTCACATTGACGGTGAGCGTCCCGCCGACCGGCACCTTCTGCGCCGCCGGGGTGCGCAGGAAGGCAGGGTTCATCGGCTGCGTGCGGACGCCGCGCGCCGGCGCCCGCGGGGTCAGCGCGTTGCGCCACATCGTGTCGCGGGTCGATTGCGGCAGCACCTTGCCCTTCGGCGCCTGTTTGGCGGGACCGCCGCGGATTATGTCGCCCCAGCCCGAACCGCCGATCATCCAGCGATCGGTCCACTTGTCGACCGAGCCCCACGCGCCGTCGATCTTCATGATCAGGCTGTGGATTTTGCCGAGCGCGCTGATGATATCGACGCAGGCCTTCGCCACCGAGCCGAGATCGTCGAGGAAGTTCCCGATATCGGCATCGTCGATGCCCTTGATCCGGTCGATCACCTCGCCCAGCCGATCAGAAACGCGGTTCGCCCAGCGTTCGATAGAACCATCAGCCTCCTTCGAATCCAGCCAGTCCAGGACGCCCTGCAGCTTGGCCTTCACCTTGTCGAATACGCCCGCCTGGCCGATGCGGAGCATGAAGCCAGTCCACCAATCACTGATGTTGTTGAGGATGCCTTTGAAGGTTCCCGCCTGCCGGGCCATGCCGCCACCGAAGCGATCTTCCCAGATGCCGGTGATCGCGCTCTTGATCGCCGCAGCATTCTTCGTGGTCTGGCGGGTAATTTCCTTGCCGTTCTTCATGTAGGTGAAGGCGACCTTGTTGCCCTGGACTTGCGTGGTGATGGCGAACGATTTCAGGCGCTCAAACTCGCCGGTCTGCGCATCGGCGAGAGCCTCGACAGCATCTATGAGGCGCTTCGACATGCCGGATGCAGCATCGCCTGCAGCGGTGAGCGCGCCGTCCATCGGGTCGATGCCATAGGCCTTCAGCTGGACGAAGGCCTCCATCACCTGGTCAAGCTCGTAGGGGGTGCGTTTCGCGAAGTCGGTGACCCAGGCCATGGCCTTTTTCGCCTTGGTGGCCGAACCTTCTGTTCCCTCGAGCATGATCTGAAATTGCTCGAATTTCGCGGTCGTCGAGATGATGCCCCCGAAGAAGGCGCCGGTCGCGAGCCCCGCGATCGCGGCGGTGAACTGGCCCGCCTTGACGATCAGCCCGCCCATCTTGCGGATCGTGAAGCCGATCGCGCGACCGGCACCATAGCCGGCCTTTTCGACCGCCTTCAGCCCCGCCGGACCGGCGAGGCGGCGGACGCTGGCGAAGAGGCGGACGCCGAGCCGGTTGCGCATGCGGTCGCCGGATCGCGCCGCGCGATCGAGGCCGCGGCTCGCCACCGTGCCGGCGCGGCCGAGCTCGCGCACCGACTTGGTCAGTTCGCGGGTGTCGCGGCGCGCCTCGCGCCCCGGCTTCGACAGCCGGTTCACCATTTCGACGATCATGGCGAACTTCAGCGCCATCTATCGATCCACCTTCTCACCTGCCGCCGCTCTGGCGGTCCATTCAGCCTGGTCGAGCCACTGCTCGACCTCGTCCCATTCGAGGTCCATCAGCTGGGCAGGCCCCCAGCCGAAGCGCGCCGCGAGGACGCCTAGGACGTCTCGCCAGTCGGGCGGCCAGACCGCGAGAAGGCGGTCACACGCTCCCCCAGCGCTTCGATGTCCTCCACGTCGAGCTCGTCGGCGAAGCCGGGAAACACGGGGTCACCGCCGGGAAGACTGCTCAGCCGCTCGATCATCACGAAGGTGCTTTCCAGATCGGTCGGCGCCTTATCGGCCGCTTTGACGTCCTTGCCCTTGGGCCGCCGCAAGATGATCTCGGTGATCGGCTGGCCCTGCTGGGGCGTGATCGGGTGTTTGAGAATGTAGGGGCCTTCCATCGTCACAGCTCCTCGGCCGGCGGGCCCTGGAAGACGACGTCGGCCTTGCCGTCGCTCGTCGACAGGCTGATCACGTCGGCGACATAGGCGTTGCGGATGATGAAGGTCTGGCCGACGTCGGTGCGCATCGAGATCGTCGCATTGTCGATCGCCTGCAGCGCCGTCAGGCTCGTCCCGCGCTTGACGAGGATTTTCGTCGTCAGCTTCGAATTCACGGTCTTCTCGCTGAAGCCGCCGGCCTGATAGTCGCCGGTCTGCGCCTCGCGGACGATGCCGCCGAGCTCGAGCGTGCTTTCGCCGTCGGTTTCCAGCGTGTCGCCATCGACATTGATGCGCGCCTGGCCGACGACCTTGTTGGGGTTCGCCATCTCATTCTCCTTTCATGGCCCGCTGAGACGCCGGTGAGCGGCCTCTCAGCGGTGATTGCTTCAGCTGCGGAACTGGACCTGGGCGGCGAGGACGCGCATCTGGTTGACGAGGTCGGGCGGCAGCAGCGCGTTGACCCGGTTCGGGTCGCTGGCATCGCGCTCGACGATCAGGTCGGCCTTGAACTGATCGATATTCTCGACCAGCCCCGCTTCCTCGAGTTCGCGCATCAGGGCGACGAACTCGGCGCGCAGCACGTCGGGTGTGACGACCGACTGGCCGGGGGCGAAACGCGTCCCGTCGTTCGCCAGCTTGTGGCGCGGATATTTCGACAGAAAGCGCGATCGCACCGCGACGCGGATATAGGATAGCGTCAGCACCGTCTCGGCGTCGAGGAAAGCGGTCGCTGGCTGTCCGAACGCATCCTCCTGATAGCTGGTCACCGTCCGCTCGATATTGACGTTGCCGCCCGGATCGACGGTGAAGGTCGCGATGCCGACGCCGAGCAGCGCCTCGCGATCGTTGCGGCCGAAGCGCGCATTCTCGGCCGGGGGCAGCACGCCGTCCAGGCGCAGTGTCTGCAGCGGTCGCGCCGGATCGATCGCGCTGGTATAGCCGCCGATCGCGCCGTAATTGCCCGCCCATTCCCAAGGCGGCGTCGGCGACAGGCCGGTGCCGATATCGCTGACGAACTCGCTGTTGCGCGTCGGGCCGAAGGCGACCAGCGCCGCAAGGTCGCCGCGCTTCGCGGTCCAGCAGAAGGTTTCGAGCATCCGCAGCGGCCCCATGCGGTCGGTGAGCTCGCCCTCGATCGAGGCGAGCACCGGCGCCGAATGATGCGCGAGGATGAAGGTGCGATAATCGCCGTCGCCGATCGCATCCCACAGATCGTCATAATCGGGATCGCCGGCGCCGTTCGCCATGGCGACGATCGCCAGCGCGACGCCACCGGGCAGCGCCTCACCCTGATAATAGCTGTGGCGGATGTCGATATCGTTGCCCGCGGTCCCCTTGTGCTTCGCGGTCAGCGTGACGACCGCCGCCTCGGCGGCGGCGGAGACCGGCAGCGCGGTCGCGGCGTTGACCGCCGCGGCGATTGCCGCCGCGATCGTGTTCGCCGCCGCGGCGTTGGCGACCGCGACGGGCACCTTCTGCCCTGCGATCATCAGCGCGATCGTCCCCGCGGCGGTCGCCGGGCCGGTGACCGTGATCGTCCCGGTGGCGGCGGTGCCGGCGGGCAGATCGGCGAGCGCGATCGCCCAGCATTCGCTCGACGGGTCGGCATCCTTGAAAGCGCGGCACGTGCGGGCGAGGATCGACGCCTGACCGAACAGCTGCTCGGCCTGCGCGGTGTTGAAGACGCGCTGCGGGACGAGCGCGGCCGCGGTGCCGCCCGCGAGCTTTTGCCCGATGATGAGAACGCGGTTGGGCATCGCGGGCAAGCCGCCGCCCGCGCGGCTGCTGTCGAATTCGACATAGGCGCCCGGAACGCGAAGGCTCACCGGAATCTGGTTGAAGCTGATCATGCTCTACTCCTGCACAAGCGTCAGATGGTCGGAGGCGTCGGCGCTGCCCGGTCCCTCGGCCGGCGCCGGCAACTGGATGCCGTCCTCGAGCGCGTCGCCGTCGATCGCGCCGCCCCGGCCGAGGCCAAGCGGCGGGACGTCCCAATCGAGATGGAGCGTCTTGAAATCGTCGAGCGCCGCCTCGGGCGGCAACGTCGTGACCTCGAAGGCGGTTTCGAACTGCAGCGCGATCATCGACACCTTGCGCTCGCGCAGCGCCTCGAAGGGCCGGACGAGTCGCAGCGATCGCGGCACGAGCTGGTCGATGTCGAGGCCAAGATCGCTGCCCGACAGGATCGCCAGCGCATCGAGCGCGAGCTGATAGCTGCCGGGCTCGCCGGCGCCGGCGGGGCCGCCGTGGCGGGTCGCGGTCTCGTTGCGCAAATTCTCGGCCGCGACGACCAGGCCGAACTGCGCGCCCGCGAGACGCACGTTGCCGAAGTCGGTGAAACGGATGGCATTGGCGCCCGCGAACACCGCCCAGGCCGCGGGCGATTTCCAGTCGCCCTTTTCCTTGAGGTAGCTGTCCCACTCCTCGGGATAGGTTTCGAGCGTGCGCCAGGCGTAGCCGAGGACGCCGACGTCGCTCGCCGCCTTCAGCGCCGCGATCATCGCGAGTTCGATCTGCGCGATCATGGCCGCCGCCAGTGCCGACGCGCGGCGCGGAAGAGGCGATAGGCGCCCTCGTAG